AAGGCAAGAAACCGTTCCGCAACCATTTGAGTTTGCGAAATAGACTCGCGTTTTGCGCCGTCTGCTAACTTCCATCCCGGCACCTCGTTGCCGACCGCAATGCGTCGCCTCGCTTCAGCCCGACAAGCGTCGATGACAGCTTCGGCTTGTGCAGCCTTTAGCAGAAAGTCACCGAGCGTCTGACTGTTCAACGCAAACGCAAGCTGACTCGGCGTGATGTCTGGCGGCATTACCTCAAGAGGGCCAGCCAATGCAGCGGAACGGGCCTCTGGGCAAATCGTTTTGCCTCGGCAATAGCGACACGCAGCCGCAGATGGAACGCGCCTAGAATCGGCTTCTAGGATGCTTCCCATGATGCAGACACTTTCGGCTACAGCAGCAGCAATGTCCGCAGTTTCGTAAAGCGCAACGCTCGGTGCGCCCGTAAACGGCTGGATGATCGCAACCCAGATGGTCTTGAACGCTGACCGCCAAGTCTGGTCGACCAGCGCAACCAAACAGCGCAACTGCTGATTCTCGGCAGCAGACTCGACAGCATTGCGTCCCGTCTTGTAGTCGATAATCAGGGCAACATCGCCTTGGCAGTAGACCACATCGGGCTTACCGGACCATCGCTTGTTGCCAGACGAATCTAGCCACCAGAGACGTTGTTCGCGGAAGTCAGCAACCTGTAAGTCCCGCTTAAAAGTTGCGGCCAGCAGATTGGTTTCGTGCGCACGAATCTGGTCGACGATTGATTGTTCTTCCTCGGTCAGATTCGGAACGTGTTCGTGAGCCAGCACTGCATGAATCCGAGTGCCGATATTGGCATCTTCGCTGGCCGGTTCTTCTGGTGCCTGTTGTTCCATGCGCCAGCTACCGGGACAAAGTGCATACCTGCCTGATGCAGAGGCACTAGGCAGACCAAGACGTTCGTCACTCATTGGTCGCCTCCGGTGCCGTGGTGGTGGTTTCGATGGAAGGCAATGCGGCAGGTTCAACCGGAGGAACCTCAACCTGCAACGGCTCTACCTTACGAAAGATGGGTTTAGTCGGGGTGACGTTGACCTGCACCTGTGGCAAGATGGATTCATCTTCGTCAGCAATGCCGCTGAATCCGAATGCAATACGAGCGCACTGAATCAGTGCCTTGTGCCGCAACATACGGCGCGGATTGACCTTCCACGGCTCGGTGTTGCGACTGCATTCGGAGAAGTATTCTGTCACCTCAACCGGTCGCGTGCGATCTTTGAGGTAGATCGTCGCTGTGACCGAGAACGGTTTTGAATCTTTGTCCTCGGTGTGAAACGTGATGCCGTCAAACGACGGATGCCGATTCATAAGTTTTATCCAACCATCGACGCTAACGACCTGCGTGATGCCTCCGTTTCTACCCGGAAATGCATAGATTTCCTTGGTGAACGGATTTAAATCGTACTGATTGGCCGTGACGACAAACGCAAGCAACTCTTCATTGCTCGCCTTGGGCATCAATGTCGCCCGCAGCGTGTCGAGCAACTTGGTTGGTTCCACGTGGAACTTTTGGGCCATTACGGACAGCGCGGACTGCTTGGTCTGCGGGATTAGTTCTTTCGTCATACTTTCTTGGTCTTCCGCCTTTGCGTCCGTTGATTCGTGACGCATTGGCTTTTGCCGGTGAAGTCACCTTGCCTAGCTCCCTGCCCATCTGGGAGGGACTCGCACTAAACTCATGCTGACAGGCTGGGCATTTCATCGACGAGCAACTCTTAACCCAACGACAGGTTGAAGCAACCAAAATCGTTTTTTTTATTGCGAACCCATCATTGTCTAAGGTTTCGCGAGAAATCGACGTATGTGATCGTCGTTGTCCAAGGAATCACTTGAGATCGACATATCTGATTGATCCGTAGAGTTGCTTGGAAACCCCCGGACCAAAGCTCACGGAATCGACGTAACTTGCAACTTGAACCGTCTCGCTGGCCGAATAGGACCGTTCCTCAAATCGACGCGTTGGAGTCAGCAGATCGTCGACGGTATCAAAATTGTATGAGTTGAAACCATAGGATTTACAATATGCAGCAAGATCCTCTGCAGCCACCCAATAATCATATGTACCAGCAGGAAAGGGAGGTGGAAGTGCTTGCCTATAGGCTGGAATACCGTTCGTCAGAAGCTGATCGTATTGAGCTTCAGTTAAGGAAAAAGCTCTCCTGCCGCTCGTATCCGATGAACCCGTGTTGTAGGTATCAACAAGATTTTTTAATGGAATTCCGCCAATCAACGGAACATTCTCATTTCCCATACACATTGGTATGGCTTTAGTCCAAGCATCAACCGCCCATTCAATCAGATTCCAAAGCCAAGCAGATTTTGGAATCTTGTGAAATATTGGACCCGTTCCACCATCTTGAGTCACAAGAGACGGAACGTATGGAAGATTAAAATACTGTCCGGTTTCTTTGTAATTGATTTGAGCAATGTTATAGTCATTCCCAAGCGTAACGGTGCCAGCAATCCCAGCCATTTGCGGATCGTCTAAAGACCTAAAAACATCGTCTCTGACTAATGGAGGTATTGCTGTGGTTGTTTGAATTTGAGTCTGAAGCGTTTTGTCAGGTTGCCCCAAAATTCTAACTTTGGCGTCTTTGCCACTATATGCACCCCATTTATTGATCCAGAAATCGGCACCACCCGTCGATACGGACAATATTCTAGAAAGCTCCGCGTCGTATACCGAGGACGCAAAACCCCATGGTCCATTTGGTGGAACAAATGCCGCATTGATACCGCTGCTAGTTAAAACCGGAAGAGTTTTTTCGTAATATACCGAAGATGACAAAACGTGAAACAAATAGGTTCTGACACTCGACACATATTTGGTTGTCGACAAAGAAGGCGGACCATCACCAGCCATTCTGTATTTAATGAACAAATCTCCAACAAAAGCTCTGTACTCGTATCCTGCAATTTCGTCGAATGCCAAATTGTTCCAAGCTTGTATTTGCAATCCACTTACAGCGGAACAGCAAAGACCCAACGGGGTCATTGTAAATTTAGAAATAACAGCATCTGATACAGATTCGAAATCTTCTATCGATGTATAGTAACCTTCCTCGACCGCTATTCGTTTCCTGAGGGTTGCGATGGATTCAAACCAATCTGGAACATTTGTTGGAATCCATCCAATAGTTGAATTGTGGTTTTCGGTTTGATATGTAGCAGGATAAAATGTGCTGACAGACAAACCTGCTGGAGGAATTGACCAGTACAAATTTGATGTTCCACCAATAAATACGTTACAATCTACCGGATAGATTGTGATTGTGGCACTTGGATTTTTAGGCGTTAGCAACAATTCACCGTGCGATTGTGATACGTCTAGACCTATGTCGTCGAGATCACCCAAAAAATCTTCCACGCCATCAAAAGCCTTGAAATAGGAATTGGTTACAATAGATCCAATCGACTCTACAACCTTTGCTCTTCCCCAAGTAAATACGCAATCTCCTATGAAATTGCTGTCGATTACTGGATCAGCGTATGATTTCGGATATGTTTTGAGAATGTCAAAACGGCGGTCTGGATCAAGTTGTGCGTACAGAGCGTTCTGCCATGTAAAAATAATAAATGGATTGGCAATGTTATTTGCTGAAGCGGAGCGTTCTATTGCCATGAACGATCCAGCTATTGATGAAGGAGGCCCACCAGAAAAATAAGGAACGTCACGCGATACATATGGGAAGAAATACCTGCATGCAGTTCCGTCTGGCCAAGAAGTTATCCATTTACCATCGACATTTCTTCTAAACGATTTGCAAGATGATGGCTCAATCGAAATTGTGACAGATGAACCATCTGGAATCTGCAAATCGACATACAAAGTCGAAGCGTTGCAGTTGTGTATTCTGTAGCAATCGTATCGTTGATACGTATTTTTGATTAGGAAATCAGAGAATCCTTCAATGTAGATATCAGCAACCGCCGTTTCGTGTTTGTGTATTCTAGATGGCGGAAATCTTGGCGACATCCCCAAGCTGCCGTTAACCAATGATGTTTGCGCGGTATTGGGCGGGTCCCATCCTAAATGCACATCATATTGTTTTCCGTCGATCTCTCGTTTTAGAAGTTCAAACGAAAAGTGAATTTGTTTGATGTCAACATTTACACCTGCGCCAGATGGAAGATATCTGTCTACATAGACCTGCCCTCCATTAACATCTAGAAATTTGCTTTCTAATTTTGAAAGCTCAATGTAAGCGTTGCCCTGATCGTAATTTTCAAGATAAGCGTCTGGGCCGGCAAGTCTTCTGCAAGTAGCCGGATCTCTTCTGTACTGATAAATTACACCATAAGGAACATTCAGCCCGTAATTTCCTGATGATATGCTGCCGAATAGTGGGCTTAAACCATTGAGAGCCAAAAAACACTTTTTGTCGAAACGAGAGTACAACCCATTCAGGTTGCTAGCGTTGAACATTTTGTCACGCTTATCCAACGCAAACGGCATACATCAATAAAACCAAGATTCTTCAGAAGTTTCGACAACAGTCTTTCCAATAGGCTGCTTAATCTTTAACACAGTTCCATTTGGCGTCTGCTCAATGGCTTGATCTGGACCGGCTACAAGCTGGATTTTACGAACCACATCAATTAGTTGATTGATAGCCCGAGCGTGTTCCGTTTTAAGACCACGCTCCGCAACCTTTGCTGGAAGTGTGACGGCCATTAGATTTCGCAGTACTGCGACATGATTTTGATTGTGCCAGATGTAGAAGCAACTTGAACTTCGACTCCGCTAATAATTTGCGGAAGCAAAATGAACTGGCCGGCGGGTATCAAAATTGGTGTAACGTAGTTTGGATAAGTCGTCGCATCACGAAAACGCATTTGAATACCTTCCTGCGGGTCTAGATTTACCAGCAGCAATTTGTACGGCAGCGTAAGGTCGGTAGGTGTGTCGAGTGACTCCCAGCTACTACCAACATCTTGGGTTTGCTGCCCCATGTCTCGACCAGTCATGTTTGCGACTGCCGTCCATGTTTGCGAGTTGATGCTTGCCCCGCCTTTTGAAGCGTACAAGCGAGCAGCCATTTCGATTTCGTTTGCCATGGCTGGTGTTGGTTAGATCTCGCAGAACGTCGCTTGAATCGTGACGGCTGAAGTGTTGGCGATTAGATACAGATTTGTATTGATATACGGAATCAACATCGTCTCACCAGCAGGAAGCCGCATTGTTCCAGCACCTGCAGCAAAGCCAGACGTAAAGGAAAGCTCGACGTAGTTGGTGTTGTCGAGGTTTGAGATCAACACTTTATACGGACTCGTAACGTCAACGGGAACGTCTAGCGTTTCGGATGCACCAGTACCGATGGATTGGGTCTGGGAACCCATGTCGGTTCCAACCATCGTCGCAGACTTGGTGTAGGTTACGCTCGGAAGGTAGGCCCCGTTTTTCGAGGCATACAGTCGAGCCGTCATTTGAATTTCGTCAGCCATGGTGTGTTATTAGGTTGGTGGGTTGTAAGGATACGCAAAAAGGTCCCAAGCAGCAAATGTCCAAGTCTCATTTCGTTCAACTTGGTTTGTCTTGATAATCAGTGAAGTTGAATCGTTTGTTTTAAGCCAACTCCAAGCCGTTCCATCAGGGGTCAAATTCGGATCAAATGGAGGTTTTGGCATCATGGTCCTTACCGAAGCAGGAAAACTGTTTCTGTCTGCAAGAACCTCTCCGCTGTAGACTGAAGAAATAATCGGCGGCGTTGCAGGAAGTCCATTACGAGCGGAGAACGAGGAGACGCGAGTCAGAGACACTCGGCTCGTTTGGAAGCTGTCTTGACCCCTTGCAAGTCGAATAACCAACTGGCTCGCAAGCGGGAACTGAGACTCCAAAAACGTCAGCTTGTTGTTTTTTGGGTCTTCACCAGCAAGCTTGATGGCAGAGAAGTAATCAGCCTCAGTTGCTCCAGATCCGAATGTCGTGACGAATCGCTTAGCTTCAGCCCTGACGTAAGGAAGCGCAAAGAGCGATGCATCAATATACTCGGTGCGAAACTCGAAACGGGTCGTTGGTTCTTCCTGAAAAGTATCGACTGGTGCGAGCGGATCATTAGGGTCAATCTGACTACCTGCAAACGTGACAGTCGCTTCAGAATACGGACCGTCCTCGTTGATTTGATATTTTCCACCAGCAGCGACCCAATTAACAGAAGCAGCGCGGAGAGCATCTTTGCTCCCACGATACTTGTAAGTGATGTATCGACCAGTGCCATCCCCGTTATTGTATTGGCGAGAGACTTCGATGTATCCAGTTGAAACTGGAACAATTATGTCTGTCTTGATCGTTGCCATATTACTCCTGAGAAATACGGTCAGCCGTTTTTCCGGTATTCTTCACGATTTGTTTCAACTGCAACGTCTGTTCAATGGCTTGTCTAATAGCAGTGTCTTGTGCCGATTGAAATCCAGTAAACCCGCCTATTCTTGCTAAATCAGACTGCGCTCCACCGAGAGTAAATGCTGCACCCTTAATCCTTTCGTATTCTGGTTGACCGATTGGAGGAGGCAAAACTGGCGATGGTCCCGCTGGCGGTATCGGCTTGTTCCCAGCGGCTACAGCAATCCCTGCAGCAGCACCGGGCAGATTACCAAGCATCGTCATTCCAATCTGGCTAGGAGTAACCTTTGGAAACGCTTTTGAAAGAGCCGTACTTTCGTCTCCAAGATATTTAATGGTGTCAGCAGTAATCTTCAATCCATCAGCCAATGGCTTAGAAGCCAATGCCTTTAGAATTCTCCATTGTTCGTCAAGAACACTATTTGCGGATGCTAATGTTTTAATCGTGTCTTCGGAAATCAGTTCTCTTCCTTCAGTCGATTTGTAGTCTGCAAGAGCAGTAGCCGCAGCAGTCAATTTTGTACCATACAACTGATACATTGCTGCAGTCGTTTCAGCGGATTTACCAGAGTTCTTGTGAGCTATTGCTGCCTTGATTGCTCCATCAATCCCCTGCATTTGAACATCATTCAAATCATCAAGAGACAAACCTAACTTCTTGAAAGTATCTATGGCCTTTTGGTCTCCAGAAGTAGCTTCCAATCTGGCTTCCTCAAACTTCTTGATTACAGACGATAGTTTTTCAAACGAGATGCCAGTTTCTGCCGACAATATTTGAAGTCGTTGAACCTGATCTGTTGTCAGATTCATCTGTTCGGCGAGGTTCTTGATCTCGTCAGCTACCGACATCAAATGCTTGGCAAATCCGGTGAGTGCAGCAACCGACAACGCTTGTGTAAGTTTGCTTCCGATAGCCGATTTCAGATTATCGCCAAACTTGGTTGCTATGCTGGTCGCCTCTTTGAATCCAAGTTTCAAAGCGGTAGCATCCATTCCCAGCTTAACAAGAATGCCTAAGATGTTCATGTCAGTTGGCGTTCATGGCTTGCCAGATTGCTTCGCTTTGGCTGTCCCAAAGATCGACCTGCCCATGCAGTTCAGCGTGGGCAAGGATCAATCGTTCAGCGTCACCTATTGGCAAGTGGATTACATCGTCAGCATTTAGGCCGACGTTGATGCATCCAACAAGCACACGTTCGGGCCAAGGCATTGCTGGCCGTTTTCGTGATTTACCGGCCTCCATTAGCACTTCTGGAGCGTTAGATTGTTCCTTCAACCAAAGAGAAAACCGATCGGACTCTTTGACCAAATTAAGTTGGGAAATCCGCTTCGACCAAACCCAGAGCAAAACAGATTTCCATTTGGATTTAATTGTCCGCACCGATTGCAATGGCGGTTGGGAACAAACCAACACGGCTTCCGCAAGATCCGCTGGGCTAATCATGCCGCCCATGACGTAAGGAGAACCGAGCCGTTGCAGCACAAGAGCGTGCCCAACGGTATACGGAACGAGCCGCAACCCGAGCACCTCTGGAGGTTCTGGGCCGGTCTCCGCTAGGATCTTGCAGAGTTGACTCACGCGAGCGTCGTGACAGTCGCGTTGCCAGCCATAGCACCAGTTCCAATGTACTTGGTGAGCGGCAGCGTAATCATCACCTTTCCAGAATTGGTAAACTTAACGGAACCGCCTCCAGCGTACACCCAATCTCCATTGATGGTTCCAGTTGCTCCACCAAAGGTAATGGCTTTGGCATTAGCAATAGTCGCCCATCCATTAATCGCTGGCAAAGAAGCGGCCAATTTAGACTGAGCGTCTCCGGTACCGCCAGCAGCAGCCGACGGAATGAACGTGATGGACATTGAAAGCCGCTCGTTCTCAGAAACTTGAGCAACCACAACTCCAGCACCATTCTTGATTTGCTCAACGTCGCCCTCATGGGTGATGTCGTAGCTCTCAATAGTCGTAATTGCGCCAGTGGTCAGTGCCGCTCCTGCGGTCGTGTAAAGCGTTATGTCGCCGTGCGCTCCGTAAACTAGTACGCTGCCTTTACTTGTAGCCATGTGATGTTTGGGTTTGGTTTAAGTTGCGGACGCAAATAATGTAAACGTCCGTTGAAAAACTCTGGATCGTTCTGAAACGTCAGTCGACCCGAAATCGCTAGGGGTTGCGAAATAAGCCGTAAACGGCCCGTCCTGATGCGTTTCACCGACAGTCAATATGTCTGCACCACCGTCGAGGAAAAGATCCTGTAATGCGGCATCTAGGACGTTTGTGATGCCAAGCATGGACGACTCATTTGTGTCGTCAGCCGAAAGCTGAAGTTCGACCCTAACTTCCATTTCGCAGGTTGTGTCGAACGGGGTGACTGGCACTGCATTTGAAACAGCAACGATGAGCCGAGGAAATTGCGGCATGACATCCTCGACATCTGGATCTTCAAATGCTCCGCGACCGTAGCTCGTCAGACAAGCTGGCGCACCGATGGGAGAGGCTGACCAGTCAATGCCGATCAGCCAGTCTACCACGGCGCGTTCAGTTCGTAATGCAACGGCGTTCATTCTACGACTTTAAACCCACGATTCGCTAAAAGTTGATCGGCTGCCTCGCCTAACTTTGCACGCAGATAGTTTACCATTTCAACCTGTTCGTCCTGCAATGCCTCAATGACTGCTTTGTTTAGAATACGCTGACCGTTTGATCCAATGCGCGGAGGTCCCTCGGCTTGAACCTGACACTTAGCCATCGGCATGAATCCGTCGACCGCTTTATTTGCAATCGCTTTGGGATTGCTGCGTCGATAAATTGCAACTGATTGAAGTTTGTGGTCGTATTGTGCGGCTAACGAAATAGCAGCCTTGTTTGCGCCGCCATATTTACCGCTTTTGACGCGCTTGGTTCCAAATTGCCTGAAACCCTGAAACTTGCGGATTCCTCTGACGATAACAGATTTGAGGTATCCAACGCCGCCAAGAGTTCTTGCCCTCAACTTTCTAACAGCTTCCGACATTTCTTTGCCGTAAAGTCCGGGGTGGCGTTTTGAGTTGATGATTGCGTAAATCTTTTGAACTTCTCGTTGCTTTCCACCCTTTGCTCGTACCATTTGCATCAAACTTTCCGCATATCGTTTGCGAACGGCAGCAGGTTCTTTCGGCCCCAAAATCAGATAAGTACGCAATAAAACAAAAAACATCCGTGCGTTAATCGCCTTTGGAAGCGTGCGCGACGAATGCGCCAGATACAGCCTGAAAGCTATTTCGAAGTTTCTCGTATCAACTGAAACGACAGCATTCATCTCGTCTTGGCTGAAAGTTCCAGAACGTAGAAACCTCCACTCGCGTCACGTTTAGCGGAAACAATACGAAGCACCCTGCCATCATAGGTCAACGTGCGACCGACGACCGGCATCATCTTGCCAAACGTCAGCAACAATCGGTCGGTATTTTCCTGCAGTAGTAAACTGCCACTTTCTAACTGGAGTTTGTCTGCGGTGGAACCGACATCAGCAGACCAGACGGTAGCGTCAACCGTGACAAGCGTTGAATCCGCCAAACGCCAATCGTCAAGTTTGACCAGTAGACGAGCAGCGAGATTGTCTTGGAAACCACCAGAGATAACGGCATTTGCGTCCGTGATTGAGGTTGGCAAACATCGCACAAGCTGACCTTGCCAGATGAACGCAGGATTGCCCAATGCCCCCTGAAGGACGGTCATGCCCAACTGGAGACTGGTGGCAATCAGGTTCACGCCGTGAAGTAGACGCCAGAAACCAAGATTCGGGAAGTGGCTTGAAGGGGACCAGCAAGACTGGAAATGTCTCCGGTATCGTACACGCTCAACTCACAGTAAGAAGTCCCGCCAACAACCTTACCAATCACAGCGGTCTTGGCTTGAGTCGTCGCGTTGTCCAACCAGATCGACACAGCAGCGTCATAAGTCGCAGGATCGGGAAGGCTCAATCGAAGATTTCCGGTCGCTGCACCGCTCACCGAGTTGATGGTGATGTCAGCGGTGAACGTGGAGACAAAGCCAATGGACGTATGGCGAGCCGTGTTAACCGTCGTCGAGAACGTGCGGCCACCACCAGAGTCAGTCAGCGTAGGAACCCACGCCTCAGGAGCCAGCATCGGTAGCGCGGCATAGATCTCCGTAAAGTTGTCGTTGGCCTTCTGCCAACTAGCGCGGAGCGTGTCTCCGGTGTTGTCGTTGGCGGTCGTACCCGTGTTGATGACTTGTTGGGACATGGTTATTCCTTGGGCAAAGCGTACCAGCCTTCCGAGAGCGTTATTCTGTTCTGAGAGCGCACAACTTTGCCAGAAGCATCTTTGACCCAGACTTTAGATTTAACGCTCTCAGCGAGGCGTACAGGCTCACCGTGAGGCACATAGATCACTCGACTAGCGCAACCGCTCATGGTCATCAATACGAGCCAAGAGATCACGCTTGAGGTCAGGTTGTTTCTGTGCGTCTTCACTGGTCTTGTCAGTCTTCAGTTGACCGGCGAAGAACTTCATCAATGCGGTCAGAATTTGTTCGATCCAATTCATGGCTACGGATCAACGCAGAATGAAAGACAACCGCCCAGACAAACATCCCAGCAAGGCCAGAGTTTAAGATCACCTCGGAAACCTTGGGCGAGTAGTCAGAGAGGCAGTTGAAGAGTGAACCAGCAGCTACCGAGACCAGAGAGGCTTTGAGTGTCAGGCTTCCAACTCTAGGCCACTTGTTCACCACACCTGACGAGCGGTAGATCAAGACCATAAACGCAGAGACACCAGCGGTAAGGACACCACAAGCAACTCGGTTTGTGATCTCTAGCGCATTCATTTTGGGCCGATACCCAGCTTGTCGAGGATGTATTCCACACCGCGCAAACCAAGGAAACCAAGCATGAATGCCACCGCGTATTGGCTGCTGGAGTTCTGCAAACCAAAGGCAGTGATGGCAAGTGGCGTAAGATAGTTGGCCGACAGAGTTCCAGCGATCAGGCTCATAATCGTAGAGAACCAACTCTTGTGTCCATCTTGCTTGACCAACACTAGCGAGCCAGCAAATCCAGCGACGAGCAACCCGAGGTTAATCCCAAGATCTCGCAGCAGGTCTTTCATGGCTTGTCAGTGGGAGCAGCGTCTTGAGCCTTGAGCGCGGTGAACATTGCTCCCGCACCAGCAACTCCAGCAGTGATGGCACCAGAGATATCCCCAGCGATCACTTGCTTGATTGCAACGCTAAGAGCAGCGAGCAGCACGGCCACTCCACCGAGGGTTGTCTTCCAGTTTTTCATTCTTTGGGCGTGTTAGCGGCAGCGAGGATCTTGTCCACGATAGGCAGAGCAACCTTGGCGTTCTGTAGGCCACCAGCCTTGACGCTGATGTCGATCAGTTGCAGCAGTTGCTGAATCTCCTCCTGAGTCAGTTCGATGTTAATCATTCGGCGGGAACAATAACCGGAGCAGTCGGCTCGCTCAAGTCAGGAGCGGGAGGAGCGATCACCGGAGCCTGGATGGTGGTGCCATCGACAACGCCATCGCCCCACGGCAGCGGAGGAGTGGTGATCGGAGGATTGATCTGGTCGTTGATCTGCTGCGTCACGTTCGCCTCAATCGCGCTCTGATCGACGCCATTGGCATAGCACCATCCGAGGACTTGCGCTTCGGTCAGATCAGGATACGGCGTGAACGAACCGGTCGGCGGAGCGAACGACGCGCTGCCGTAGCAGGTGCCGCTGTACTGTCCGTCGGTTCCATTGCAACGCCAGTCGGCGGTGATGACGACATCGGTAAGACTGCCTTCGGTCGGCTTAACGAGAAGGCGTTCGATGATCCAAGAGATGGTAATCATGGGATATTAGGCTTCCAGAGCTTCGATACGGGCGGTGAGTTCCTTGATGGCAGCAACTAGCAGGGGGATGACTTCGGTGTAACGAAGCCCCAGGGATTCGCTATCCGTTGAATCAACAGCTTCAGGAAGCACGGACTTCACATCCTGAGCAATCAGGAATGATCGACGGATTCCATCCGCATCGGACTTGTATTTGCCAATCACAGAGCGCAGAGAACCAACCTTAGAAACCGCATTTTTGATCGGCTCAATGATGTCTTTCAAACGCTCGTCAGAAGTAGCAGACCAAGCACTTGCTCCGTCAGCCATAGTGACGCCAACATTGCTGGCGTTCATCACAAACAGCGTATTGGATGTGTTGACAGCACCAAACCTCCAATACAGTCCAGCAGTTGCACCAGTGTTGCGAATTACAATTCCATCTGGCTGGGCAAAGGTCGTGAACAGCGAAAGCCTGCTTGCAAGAGGAGATGATGTATCACCCACCAGCAAATTGCCCGACGCATCGAGCGTCATCGCTTGGGTGAAGGTGATGGCATTGCCAGCAGTGCCGCTGGGGGCGTTGTACCACTGATGTGCTCCCTGATTCTGCTGATACATCCCTGCGGCTTGCGTGTTCTTGTAGACGTAATTCCCAGAAGTGTTATAGACTGCGTTGTTAAGGTAAAACGCTTGTCCATACCCAGAAGAACTCGACATCAGCGCATTTCCAGATCCAAACTCAATCGCTTTGTACGAGCTATTCCACGCACTCGGCGTAACCCCCACTCCGACGTTGCCGGTCGGATCAACAATGAGCCGCTCGACCGGAGTCGTTGAACCAGTGGCAATGATAACGCTTCGCGCAGCACTTGTTCTCGGCTGGATGATCAGGTTTCCGAAGTTGTCGAACGGATACGTTGCTCCGCCATCGGTGTAGTAGATGGAACAAGCATTAGCGTTTGATATGTAAGACGTTCTTGCTCCACTAGCAGTTCCAGCAATCGCAACGGGTCCTTGAGAATAAATCAGATGCGATGCCAACGGACTCCCACCCACGCCCAGCCCCGTGGAGTTCAGGGTCATGGCGGTGCCAGCGACTCCGCCGACGTTCGACCAAGTGGCTACGCCGGTAGACGATATCGCATACCGCTCGGAACCATTGACATATAAAAACAACGGAAGCGCATCTCTTTGATAAACAAACGCTCCAGCACTGTTTTGAATTAAATCAAAGCTAGTTGTGCCAAGTGTGGTTCCATTGCCAGAAATCAGAAGCGCACCTGCGCCACCAACTCCGCCTCTGACATCAATGGTTGCAATCGAAGCTGCTCGAACAGACAACTGATTGTCTGGCGTCGCCGTCCCAATACCCACCCGATTGTTCGCCGAATCCACCTTCAGGGTGCTGGTGTCCACCGTCAGATCGCCGCTGATCGTGGCGGAGGCGAGGGTGGCGGTGCCGCTTGCACCAAGCAGTTGATTGAGCGTGACCTTCTTGGTTGTTCCGGTCGCGGCCATTGACGTATCGGAAACGTCCACCAACACAAGCGGATCGTTCGCGGGATCGGTAGAAGCTCCGATGCTAGTCAGGGCTGTAATCTTAGAGTCGGCCATAGGTCAGGAATTAGTCGGTGGAGAGTGAGAAAATGATCTTGGAATTGTCCTCTTGGAGAACGAACGAGTTGCCGTCCTCCTGCATCAGCCAACGATCCATCGCAGGATAAGCCACCTCAATGGCATCATCCGACGTAGAAAGCTGCAATGACAGCGCGAGGGTCATCAGGTCGTGGCTCGGGCGAAGTAGGCGATAACTGCACCGCTAGTCAGAGTGAATGACGAAATCTTGCCAACGATGGTGATGCCAGCAGGAATCGTAGTCCCAGACCAAGTGCCGGTCACTCCAGTTCCAGCAATGGCAGAAATCACGGTTGCGGTGATGGTCTGGATCGCAACATACCCAGCGGTATTAGCAGAGGTTCCGGTGACTAAGGTAAACCCTTGATGCCCCATGGAATCCTGCGTTGCTACGTCTGATTGGTAAGCGGACATTTTGTAAATCTGGTTTGAGGGGGGATAACCAACCCTGTGTCAGCCATCCCCCCTCGCTTGTGTTTAACCTTTACGAATCTTCGGTGCCAGACTGCCTTGGATGAACAAGATCAGTTTGCCTCCTTCGGGAACAGAAGCGGTGTTGAAGTTGGCACGCTGGAGAGACGCATCAACATCGGGACCAGAAACGAGCTTGGTTTTGCCGCTCTTGTCCACCGCAACAGTGGTAGCAATACGCATATCCTTATGGATTAGGCGGTGATGAGGACCTCGGCCTGAGTCTTATCGCCAGCGGCGGCACCAAACATGATGTCGTACGAGGCCATGTGAGCGCGAGTAGAGCGGCTGTACCAGACCGACAGCAGGACAGAGAGGCCGTTCTGAGACTCCACGGTGCGCTGCTCAACGAACTCGCCAGCAATCATGCCAACCGGCAGACCAGAGGCGATGGCGATAGCGTCCTGACCGCAAACGAAGCCGGCAGTATTGGCAATAGCTCCGGTCCAGTCGTTCTGCTCCAGAATGTTATTGAAGCCAAAGAACCCGTTGTTCAGAGGACCAAAACGAGCATCAGGGAAGGTGTTCGCAGCCGCCGAGAACTGGAGACGGGCCAGATGACCACCATCCAACAAAAGCAACTTCTGGCGGTAGTTCTTAGCGAGAGCCAAGATCGCCGGGAGATCGCTAGTGTCGAAATTGGCAGCAGCACCAATGGTCGTGCCAGCACCGTAATTAGCCGCAGTCATCACCGCAGTAATCTTCTTGGAAATACCAAGAGCGAACACATCAGCAGAACCAGCAGCAAGGTCAGCCAAAGCAAACCCCTGATTCAGTTCCTGCTGAGTGACAGTAAACAGCTTGGAAATCTGGTTAACCGTGACAGAAGTAGCGGCCAACTCGCTGTTGTTCGAAGTCTCAAAGTTGGTGGCATTATCAACGGTCGCGTCGGCACCGCTCTGCACAAACTTCTTAACCTGCACGGTCGCCCTCGGTCGCAAATTGTCGAGACCAACGGAGCGAGTGAAATTGCCAACCATTGCCAGCTTGGTCCCCATCTCAGTGATGACCGCATCGGCCAGATAGTCCACCACCAGACCGGCGGCAAACGTATTAGCGTTCTGAGGAGCGATCAGGCGGTTCTGGCGGAGGAGTTCGCTGTGGTTCTCAATCAGGAACGCACGACGTTCGGCACCAGCGCGGAGACCCTTGTGCTTCTCCAGCAGAGGATTGCCGAGGTTTTCGATGACGGGACGCACCGGCTCGGGAGCAGGGGCAGGGGCAGGGGCTTTCATGGCCGCCTCAATCGTCGCCAACTTGGCGAGAACGGAAGCGAGGTCGACGGACGCAGCAGGAGCCGCAGCCGCCACAGTATTAGTGTCAGACATGTTTGTGTCGGTATTAGGTTGTGTTGGTTGCAGCGTGTTGGTCACGCCATTATCGCCGTCAGCGGATTTGCTGTCGGTCGAAAGTTTTTCGGTCGAGGTATCACCCTCGGAATCCTGCGCATCGGTTTCGAGTTGCGCGTAAAGTGCTCGGAACCAATCGCGGCCAGCGGCACCTCCCCAGAGGTTAGCCGCAACATCAGCCGGGGTGTTTGGCTCCGCTTCAAGAAAACGCTCGTTGCGTCCCCACCAAGCATTTGCTTTGCGGATCTTTTGAGGGCTTGGAGCTTCACCAGCAACGAGGGCTTCGGCTTCATACACGGTCTGTTTCTCAAGACCATCGCCAGCCAATCCTTCTTCGTACTGCTGAAGACCTTTCCGAAGATTATTTTTGACCGTCTCAGGAGCGGTCTTTGTAACGGCGCGGGGATGCCATTTTGCAGCTAAAGCCAACTGCTTGACCGGAACATCAACCAGCCCGAAAGCCATAGCCTCTGCGGTCGTAAACCAAGTTTCTGCTTTCATCGCGGCACGAATGGCTTCTGGAGAACGACCGGTTTTCTTGGCGTAAACCCCAACCAAAACTTGCGCGTGCTGGTCGAGTGCATCGGCCATTTTCCGCATATCTTCAGCGGTGCCAGCAGTCATGCCGCTGGGATCGTGAATCATCATCAGTGCGGCATCGGCCATTTCAACCTTGTCGCCAGCGAGGGCAATGATTGAAGCGATGGAAGCGGCAATGCCAACGACGCGAGTGGTTACCGGGGCATTCCGTCCGCGCAGTTGGTTGTAGATGGACAAACCATCCCAGACGTTGCCGCCGGGAGAGTTGATTTCAACAAGCAACGGACCATTGCCAATCTCCTGAAGAACATCGGCAAACTGCTTCGCGGAAAGACCAGAACCTCCGAACCAATCTTCTCCAATTTGATCGAAAATTTGGACAGTCGCCTGTTCGTTCGCCGCATTTGCGGGAGCGTAGTAAAGCCAATCGGTTTTCTTTTGCAGGTTCATTCCGTCTTCTTGTTGCGTGATTTACGAGGCTTTTTGGCTACGGCTTCAATACCATTTTCAACAAGATCATTTGTACTTGCCTGATCGGAAGGCGGGGCAACTGGTGGGGAAACGTCGTTTGTTTCTGGTATAAACGGTTTAGGTTCAGTAGGTTCAGTAGCAATTCGTTCAGGACGATCCCTCTGAATAGTCGAAACCTCAGAAACATCCAGAGAATATTTTTCTGCCAACTGACGAATAAACAAAGCCTGTTGCGCTTTAGCTTCTAATGACGATCTCCAATCTAAACCACGCGCACCGTAAACTTCATCGTAGGTAATTACGCCAGCCTCAAGCTCGGCAAGTTGAGCAGCGGAATTGCGCCCAACGTCAACATTTGGAGCGCGGGGAGCCGTAATGGCAACTTCGTACCAATCGCTCGGAGCATCGTTGAGAGTCGCATCGTTTTTGATCGACCACTCCATGACGTACTCGTAAATGCGCCGAGCAGCGGAAGCCATGACTTGATGACGACTGCGGAACCAAACCGCAGACATATCCAGCGCACCACGGTAAACGGTTCCCTGCATGGATTCAGGAAACACAAGAACGTATGGAATACCGATACCGGCGCAGACTTTTTCAGTCAACTGCCGCCAGTATTCCCGCATATTTACGCCGGGACGTTCGGTGGCAAACTGCTGAAAATCATCTCCGTGCTTCAGCACTTTGATGGCACTGCCGAATATCTGCTCGTAGTAGGTCTCGGCGGTGACCTGAGAACTAGGCGACAAACCAGCGCGTAGGGTTGAAGCCTGAACCTCGCCGCCGGTTGTCTTTACAATCTGTGCAACCGATGCGCCCAACTTACAGGCTTCCATCTCCAACTTTTGGAGATCGTCGAGATCGTGCAGGTCGTTGATGACGCATGAAACGAACGGAAGCCCACGCAACTGTCCTGGTCTATTCGGCTCGAAAATATGGATAACCGAGTCAGAGGAAATTGCGCGAACATCGACTAGATTGCCCTGCGTTTTTTCTGAACCAATGAAAAACGAAATTGCCCTGCCAGTGCGGGGATCAAATCGAATCCCGTCAAAAACGGTGGCATCGTTTTGAAGATCGCCGGGAGTCGCAATGGATTGTGCCTCCAGCAACTGCAACCTAGGACGACCAGATTCACCCTTGGTCAGCAGGATGAAGGATTCACCGTCAAAGAACCAAGCCCGAGCGGCTTGACTCATCAAGGTTCCAAACGATTGACGCGAACTGATGTCGGGATACCGGCACCAGATATCAAATGCCTTTTTGGCTTTGAGGTTCCAGATCGGATCGGACGAAGCAGGTTGAACGCTGAAGTTTGCACCGACTGTGTACGACTCAAACAAATCGCCGCATCTATTCATCACGGCGTTGTTCTGTTCGAAGTAACGCGATTTGCGAACAATCTGCTGGCGCGTTGACGACGTAACATCAAACCGAACGGACGTATACGAGGTGTCGAGATAACTGCGACGAAGCGAATTACCGGCTCCCTCGTATTTAGCCGTGGGAGAACCTGCGAAGAAGTTACGAAGATTGGCGAGGATGCCCATTAGGTCATGCGGGTCGTGGCTTCACGACGCATTTGAGTGAAGTCGCCAAAGTAGCGATTGGTTGAGATCAGTACGTAGTTCAACATCCTATCGTAAATCTGTGAATCACTTGGCGATGTGATTCCGTCTCCTGCCAACAAAGTGACTGCATAGTCGTAGTCACTTAACAGCGATTCCCACATTTCCAACATATCGCCGGGACTAGCGGAGCCTTTCCCGGGTTCGGCAAACTCTACCGAAACCTCTGCACTTGAGGTTGTGCGTACGAGATTTCCGCTTTCTAGCGTACCAGCAATAGACGAAAGCTTGGCTGTGAGAGCCTCAAGCAAAGTCAACGCTCCGCGATTCGCGTATGTGACACGAAGATAGGAACGTTTGGTTGCAACCGTATAGGTATGCACGACGCGGATCGTCGTTGCATTTGCAAATCCGTCAAGCGTTTGTTTCTGGCGTGATTTGAGCCGAACGCAAATCGCCCCACAACATTGCCATAGCCAACTGCATGATTTCGCAATCGTGCAGATGGTCAGGCCAGCGATGGTTGCGCTTGTGCCAAACGTGTTTGATTCGTCCTGCTCGGTTAGCTGTTGGCTTTAGAACGTGAGAGTCCAGATGCTTCCAGTATTGATCAGGATCGACGCAATAGGCTCCCTCGGCTTGCAGTTTGATGGGCAGAGAGCAAACGGCCCAAGACCCTGCCTCGGACGATTGTCGCAAGCGTGAAAGGATATCGCGGAGGTGTTCGGAGTCGAAAACGAGCAACGGCTGTACGACATCAGTCCGCATGGACGTTGAAGTAGAAACGCCAAATGGATGAATTGAACCAGAACGGGTCGTAAACCTTGCTCCGGTTTCGCGTCCCTTCATGGGTGTCCAACCGATTAGCATTGGCTTACGCAACCCGCCTTCGGGCGGATAACGCAGTCCGCAGGGATACGAAACTGGATTTACCGAGGTATTTGAGAATCCCGCACAAGCATCGTAAACAGTTTGCGTATCAAAACCGGAGTCAATGCCTACGTCCATGTCGTGAACGCCAAGTTCTACTTGGATGCGGCGAAGTGCAGCGAAATCGTCAGCGTGACCTGCGGCCACTAGGCGGCTATTGCCTCCCTGCCATTCGCGGCAGACCCACCAGAAATACGGAGCCGCAGCTTGAACATCTGCCGTGAGGTATCTCCTAGCCTCGTTTAGTGGAGCATCCGAGATTACTTCAACGCGATCCACGGTGCCGTCTTGGTTTTCCCAAGGCTCGGCTAACATTCCGTTGATAAATCCCTGCAGTCCCATCATCGACTGCTTGGCTTCCAAGAACGCTACAGCCAAATGCCCCCAAGTACATTTGCGGTCTGGGCTGTAAAGCGAAGACAGGTGATACGAACGAATGGACGGTAACGCATTCGGATTTTCTGCGATCCATTTACCGTGACGCAAGGCAGCTACCTTTTGTGCGTCCGAAATCTTTCCCTTACAAAGCTGGCATTCGTAAAAAGCAGACGAGCGAACCGCAGCCCAGTCGTATTTGCCGTCTTCGGTTTTGACTCCGTCCCATTTGATTTGTCGCCATTCAAGCCGAATCAACTCGCGGCAGTGTGGGCAGGGTATGTAGTAACGACGCTGGTCTCCGCGCAGGTATCTTTGCCAAATACGGTTTTCCGTAGTTGTCGGTGTAGATGTGAAGAACGCCTTTGAACTAGAAAACGCTTTGAGTCGCTGTTCTGCTAAATCCAAAGCGTCGGCTTCTTTAGAAGTTGCATCCGCAAACTTGTCGATCTCGTCTCCAACGAGAACTCGCACCGGACGGGAAGACAGATTTGCGGGGCTATTTGATCCGATGAATGTCAGCGTCGATTTGTCAAAGTGCTGTTCCAGATTGGTGAGCTTGTCTTTGTCCAACGGAAAGTGGGCAACCATCGTAGGGCTATCCTCAAGAAACGGAAGCCAACGAGATTTAGAAAACGATCGGGCAAGACTTTCGGTCGGCATCAGCCACAAAGCGGGTGATGGCTCGTTGTCGATTAGCCAAGCGAGACCGGCCATGAGCGTGGTCGTTTTGCTGGTTTGCGATCCCCAACAAAGTGTAAGTTCCGATACGCCAGGATCTTTCCATGCCTCCAGTGGTTCACGCACATACGGACGGACCGAAGTAGAATATGGACCGGGATGCTCGGTCTGGCGTTGAGTCAACTTTAGGTTTGCCTCTGCCCATTCAACGACTGTTTGCTTGGGTGTTGGCCGGTAAAGACCGCGACGCAATTCAAGCAACGAAAGCTGTAGATCGGAAAGCGTCATTTGCGTCTGCGTTTCAAACACATTCCGTACTCGTTGTTTTGCTTTTGAACAACCAGATCTGGCTTCCGTATCAACTTGTGTTTCTTGAACGGAGTATAGTCAACGTGATGGTGCCAGCGACCGAATTTAAACTTTACCTCTGCAACATCTGGATGTTCACGCACAAGCATTTGTGATTTGTCCATTGTGCCATGCTTGTAAAGTTCGTCTGTATTTCCGCCCTTGATTGTTTGCGTGCGAAGTTTGCCCTGCAAAAACGCATTGAACTGAATTGTACACCATCCCGCTTTTAGCATATCCAGCGACATAATGGTGTCTTCATTGTATCTTCCTCTCCATCTAAACGGAACATCGTTGCGTATTAAATTACAGGAATAAATGCGCGTATTTGTAATGAACGCAGGTATTGCAGACGCACCAAACGCAAACATTGCATAGTTTGGTCCAGCCATCGCAACGTTTGTATAGCGTAACACAAAGTCTTCCATTGCTTTCCAAATAGAAGGCGATGTGGTTTCTATGCGTACATTTTTGGTCATGCGATAAAATGCCTTAATGTTATCGTCCATGATCCAATGCCACTTGTGTCCTTGAGACACAGAATGGTCCCAAATAAAATTACGAGCAGGTCCAGATCCAGTGCTTTTGCTTAAACCATGAGCGTCGCAAAGTTGGTATTTTCCTTTGTATGACATGTCCAACTCAATCACGTTGGTTAACAATCCCATTTTCTGAACCGCAGCTTTGTATAGAGCAACTTCCTGGGGTTCTACGACGATATTGTGCTGAACGCCCATTGCCGTGAGGGCTTTGGACGTAATCATGTATTCGTGCCTTCCCTTGCTGGGGATGTACAAAGGAAACTGCGGCTTCATTTCTTCTTAGGTTTTCCTCCCCAACTATTGTTGGAAAAATGGGCACAAAGCATCTCAGGAGGAAATTGCGACTTATCACTAAAGATCCCAATTTTTTGATTTCGCTTTGGAGCCATAAATCCGTTGTATGGATAGAATGTCTTTGTGGGGAGATGTCGCACATCTTCCCTTCCAAATAATACTGACGAGAAGAATGCAGGACCAGTTTGCACAGAAGCCGCCCTCCCTTGATGTGCAAAATACCATTTTGGAAGTGCTTTTATCAAATCAGTCATTGCTGGATGATTTGAAGGGCTTCCGAAAATTGCAGATTCAAATGACGTTGACGATCTTTTACCAGCAAATGGCCTAGGATCATCAAGCAGACAATCCATTGGTTTTAGCGGCATTACGTCTGTGTCTACATAAATGCCGCCCAATTTCCAGACAGCAACATACCGTGTTATGTCAGAACGCGCTGCGTAACAAGAAGCGTTTAGCCAAATGTTCTTGAACGCGGTCGGGAGCAACTCTAAACAATCTTTGTCGTAAAGTGTAACGAACTGCCAAGTTGGATGCAGTGCTTTAAACTCAAGCCACCATTTTTCAAATACTGGTGGCATCGGTTTGTTATCCCAACCGATTCGTATAAACCGTTTTGGAATCATTCGTTTAGGATTTCAGCGTTATCCGCTGCCCATTCTTGATCTTTTAGACTGCGACGTTCCTTTTCTGGGAACCAAATCGACTTTGTCTTTTGAGTGAACGACTGTCTGATAGCGGCAAAGAACCTAGCTACGTCTTCCTCCGTATCAAAGTTTACAACGATCTTGCGGTAGCATGGTTCCTCGGCTTCGTATTCTGGCATTCCGTCCCACTCTTTTTCGGGATCGGTTTCTCCGGTTTGAATCTCCAAAAATAAGGAGGCAATTTCTGCATCCGAAAATCCGGTTAGACCAAGATCAATCCCATCTTCCCTGATGGATTCAATTTCGGACTTAAGCATCTGTTCGTCCCAACCAGCGTTCAGTGCGAGTTTGTTGTCCGCAATGACGTAAGCTCGGATTTGGGCTGGAGTAAGGTGACCAAGACGAATGCATGGAACCTTGTCCATTTCCAGCTTACGAGCCGCCATGACACGACCGTGACCTGCAACGATGGTCCCGTCTTTGTCGATTAGTACTGGATTGGTAAATCCGAACTCGCGTATGCTTCCCGCAATCTGTGAAACCTGTTCCTCTGAATGAGTGCGCGAGTTTCTTGCGTATGGGATTAAGTCTACAACGGCAAGGTATTCCAGTTTGGTTTGATTGGTTTTTGTCATTTCCAAGGGTTGGTTGAGTGAAGCGTTGAAAGGCAGACTTCTTGGACCCAACGGTCAAGTTCACGTTCAGCGTGTTCTGGATCATGCGGAGCAATACGACCCGCTAGTTGCTTTGGCATGGCTTTAATGAGCGTAGCTACGGCTCCGTCATGTTCAGACATTACCTTGCGAACCCAATCACCTGAAACCAACTGGCGTTCGCGTTCTAGCAGTCCAAGCACTTCTTCCCGAGCTTGCGTGAGATTACGCGCAGCTTGTGCATGGATTGAAACAAGCCTTCCGCTGTCAGGTTGACCGTTCTTTAAGGCTCTGGCGGCAAGTGCATAAGCGGCGCGTTCGATGGTCTTTTGTCTTACATACGCGCCTTGAGGACTATCATCAGCAGCGGAAACGTGATCTGGCTCGGTAGCTTCAGGAGGACGAAATGGTCCGGAAGTGTTTGTCGCAGACGGAGGACGCTTTTTAGCACTTGAACCGCGCCAAGAATCCGCCGCCTCGGGCGTGGTCAATGGCATCCCTCGGGCAACAAGCTTGGAGACCTGCCCACGCGACAGCCCAGAGTATCGGCAATAGTCCGCTTGAGTCATGCTGGGTCAGTTCAGACAAACCACGGAAACATTCGCCCTACAGCAAACTACAGCGATGGCGGTGTGTTTCCCAATTTGGCTAGTGTTTACGCTCTCGTGCTGCGTTCGCAACGCGTTTACC